CAGGAGTTCCGCTGCATCTTCGCTATCATAAACATAAATCTTCCGTTCGCTCATAAATCCAACTTCAATTTTTAGTTCTCCCCGCTCAATCTTGTCTATAACGCTCATTCGCTTACCCCTCCCACCACAATACCATCATAATCTTTAGGCATTAAGCAACATTCCATTTTGTTTTTACGTCCATAGGAAACAGCATATTTCCCTTTGATTTCGCCAATAATTTTGTATTTTTTGCCCGCTTTAAAATGCAATTCGTTATCACAATACATATCAGTTTTAAAGATTACGTAATCCTGCATTCGCTTACCCCTCCCCGCATAAACCCAGCCTAGCCGGGTATAATATTACCGTAACGTATCCATGGTCCTTCTCCTTTGAACAAGGCCACGCTCCATCAGCAGGCCTTGTTCTTTTATTCCCGGCGGCACATTCACATAAATCTATCCTAGCCGAATATAATATTACTGGTGGTGCATTTATTACCCATTAGCTACCTTTCAACAAAAGATCAAGGTCATTACCAGCTGGCCTTGTTCTTTTGTTTGTCAGCACCTACCACACCACTCCACTCCTGCATAACCCCGGCACATCCAGGGAATAATATTACTGCAACCCTTATCCCGGTTGCCTGTTCAATAAGAGCAAGGTCAGCGACGTGGCTGGCCTTGTTCTTTTGTCATTATTCAATGGACTAGCGAACATTAGTTTGATATAATTATGAAAAGGGGTGATTATATGGGATTAGAATTAAACAGCAAAGTTATGGGCTCAGTCGTCGAAGAGCTTACTAGAGCAGTATCCAGAACCGGAAGAAGTTTTTATGATATAACAAATTATCTATCAACCATATATCCCGAAATCTTATTTACCTCTGATGATTGGGATCAGTTACCATATAGAGTAAAAGACGGCATTATAAGCAGAATAATTAGTTCCTTAGAAACCCTATCTTAGCCACTGGTATGTTTGCTTTTTGTCTCCCCGAATAATCCCGGCACACCCGAGTATAATATTACTAGTACCTTTTCATTACCTTTACCCTAGAACAAGGCCAATTCACCCTTTATTGGCCTTGTTCTTTTGCAATATATAAATCACAAATTTTGTTTGTTGCCATTACTTGAACGGCAATACGTTCAGGTTTCACGACCCAGGCCGGGCTCTCTAATGTTGGTTTGCATTCATAGCAGACCGCAATGCCCTTGGTTTTGCCACGAATAACTCCGGCGTAAGTAGTAGTATTAAAGCTTTGACAATCTCTACAATGCGCCATCATTATTTAGCACCTCCGCTACGCCCTGCATTACATAGTCCGGGCAAGGTTGCGCCATACCGTTTCCGAGGGCTTTATACTCTTGGGTATCACTGCCGCCAGCTGTCCATCCGTCAGGAAGTCCCTGCAATCTCTCGCATTCAGTAGGAGTCAACCGGCGGACTTTGTATCCCACTCGAACCGGATTTTGATAGTTTAAGCTGTAGCCACCATTTGATTTAGACTGAAGTGTTCCGCTTAATTCTTTATTTTCATTAAGGTTTCGAACGTCTACAGTAGTAACAGCTAGGTTATCCATGTCTCTTCGATAACTTAGGTTTCCTTTAGCTAACAAGGTATTTGCTACCTCGTCGTTTTCTTCATTGCCATAAGCACAAGTTACTGCATGTCGATCAATTGTGTTGAGCGTAAAACTTACTTCCTTATTTACCCCTTTGCCGTTCCCTCCATTTTTAATTTTTCGGTCAATTGTATTACCAGCAATACTATAGCTAATTACAGGAACTTGATTCCCGCCTGTACCCATTCTGGCATTTAAAGTTTGAACTTTACCACCCATTACCGGGCACATGATTTCATTGGCATGTGTCATGTCCCATATTTCAGTCTCTAAAACCGCCATTCCACCCTGATTTTTAGAAGGGCAAGGATATGTTGTATCAATACATTTTGATATGTCTACCTGTCTGCATCCGCTGTGAGGGTTACTTGATTTCATGCTATTGCTTGATAATGAATCAAACGAATATGCTACATTGCTTGATTTTCTAGCGCTTGTTTCAGCATTTCCGGCAACTCTTTCCCTCGTTGCTGCGCTCTCCGCAATATGCCAGCGCAAGCCTTCGGGCTTAAATAATATTTTTCCGGCACATTGTCCTGTAAAATCTGCGACAAGAAAGATTCTCTTGCGGCGCTGGGGCACTCCCCAATATTGGGCATCCAGGACTCGCCAAGCGATTTCAATTCCGTTGCCTCTAACCAGCCCTGTCCCCCCCCCATCGTCCAGATTTAGGTATTGAAATTTTACTTTCTGTGATTTCTTCAAGCACAGTTCTAAAATCGGCGCCCTTATTACTGCTGAATGCTCCGGGAACGTTTTCCCAAACCATGAATCTTGGGTACTCTCCATTTGTTGCCTCCTTCATTTCTCTTATGATTCTTACAGCCTCCATAAAAAGGCTAGAACGTTTACCATCTAACCCTTCCCGCTTTCCTGCAACGCTCAAATCCTGGCAAGGTGATCCTAATGTTACGAGGTCAACTGGTTCAATCTCATTACCTTTGATAGCTGTAATATCTCCGAGATGTACCATTAGAGGAAAATGCTTTTTTGTTACCGTTATGGGAAAAGGTTCTATTTCACTTGCCCAAATCGGGGTAATACCAACTTTGCCTGCCGCTAAGGGCCAGCCACCAATACCGTCAAATAAGGATCCCATCGTTATTTCTTTCATAGTCGTTGCTCCTCAGTATTCGAATTCGAATATTTACTGATATACGTAATCCATACTAATCCTTTCTATAATACTTAGTTTCAAACCCAGCCGCCCTTAGTGGCAAACCCGGTGCCCAGCTAAGTTCTCGCCCCATAATTGAGCGGGCTTCTCCCACTGATCCCCAACCGTCCGGCACTTCCATTACGCATTCATCATGCACATGCATTACTGTATGGTATCCTTCGTTATCTAGCGCCGTCATAGCATCCCGTAAGCAGTCTCGCGCTATTGCCTGGATCAGATTTTCCACCAACTTGCCCCCGTATGTACTAGTACGGTGCCAGTTCTTTGTAGTTTGATCTACGCCTTCATAAGTCAACGCCAACGCCTCATGGCCAAACTTCTCAACTTGTTCTAACCTTGGCCGTACATAAGCTAACCGTCGGCTGGATGGCAGTTTTGCAAAGAGAATACCGTTTTCGTAAATGTAGTAGACACCACGCTGTACCTCAACAGTGGTTTTATCCTGGACCGCTTTGTGCGCTGCCTTTTCTGCTGTCTTCCACAACTTAACTATGTTAGGGCTGGCTTTACGCCATGCTTTTATAATATCTGGTAACTCTTCCTCACTTAGTCCAAACTTCAACGCTCCCATATTAATGAGTGCCTGCGGACCACCCCCATAGCCACACGCAAGTTCTGCCACCTTGCCCTTAGCCCGCAGTGCGTATTCCGGATTACCTTCTTTGATTTTTTCAATAGGTACATGAAACATAGCAGCTGCTGATGCTTCATAAATTTTGCCGGTGCCGTTAAATATCTCAAGCCGCCATTGCTCACCAGCTAACCAGGCTATTACCCTCGCCTCGATGGCGCTAAAATCAGCCACTACAAAGTGATATCCAGGTTTTGCTATAAACGCTGTCCTGATTAGCTGGGAAAGGACATTTTGCGAACTGGGGTATAGTAAGTCAATCAATCCAAGCTCCCCGGCCTTAAGTAGGTTTCGTGCATCGTCTAGGTCCTCAAGGTGGTTCTGCGGAAGATTTTGCACCTGTACTAATCGTCCGGAAAACCGACCTGTCCGGTTAGCTCCGTAGAACTGCAGCAATCCTCTAACTCGGTTATCTGGCCCCAGCGCGTTATCCATAGCTTGATACTTTTTAACACTGGTTTTCGATATTTCGGTTCTAAGCTTCAATGCTTTTTTAGCTTCGGGACTATCGGTGCTTTTCATAATTTCTGGCACGGTCTCTTTTGTTAAAGAGGTTATCTCCATACCAGTTACATTAGTTAGCCACTTTTTAAGCTGCGCCCCACTATTGGGATTCTCAAGACCGGTTAGGTTAATTAGCTCTGACATGTTTTGCTCTTTGTCTTGTTCGTCACATATCAGAGCTTGTTTTACTAAATCAGTATCTATTAAAATACCGCGGTCATTAATTTTCTGGTCTAATACCCAGAAGTTTTGTTCCTCAGGAAGTGGGGCAAATTTGATCAGTTTATTCCGAATAGCTCTTTCGGACTCTACGTCTTGCATACAATATTCTTTAAATAGCCGCCACTTATCTGGTGCGTCACTCGGCATGTTGCGTGTACGGCCACCATTGGTCTTAGTTGGCTTACACGGGACACAGAAGTATCTAATTAAAGCTTTGCCTGTTGCTAACTTCTGCTTATCTTCAGCCAAATTCAGTGCCTTGCCGATAGCATCTAAGCCAGCTGGCAGGCCAAGAGTCAAACCTAATACCATCGTGCATGCCCAATCATCAGCAGGTAGGTAGCCGTCATATCCGAAATGGCGTGATAAACATATCCGTTCAAATGGAGCATTATAGGCTGTTTTCAATATTTGGTGGCTAAAAATTCCGTTCACCACATCATCCGGTAGTTTTTCGCCCTGAGCTAAATCGACAATCTGCACCGGACCATCATTCCAGGCGTAGGCAAATAACAGTATTTCAAATTCGTCGTGGGCAGCGTATGCGTAAGCACCAGTATTTTTTATAACTGCAGGAGAAAAAGTTTCAAGATCTATACTAAGCACATCCATGGTTAAAGCCCTAACAGGTCATCAAGTTCCATTGCCTTACGCGTTTCCTTATAACCCGCCGTATCTACTTTCTGTACTATCCAACCCTCTGCCACTTGTGAAACTTCCTCCGCTGGCCATACCGATAACACATGGCCAAGTCGGTAATTATATTCATGCATATCGCACACAACCAAATTGCCTGGTTCTAAACTTTCACCAGGCAATATATTTACTACCGCCTCATCCTTGCAGTACTTACCGTCCTTAACAAGCCCTTTAAATGATACTCTTACAACGTTATCCAAATTAACACCCCTTCCTTTAAGGCAAAGGCGGCTGTGACGCCGCCCCTTCCCATATAATATTTATCCTAAAAGATCGTCCTCACCATCGTCACCGAAATCTGTTTCCGGCGAACTGTAACCGCCAAGCGGCTCACCCTCGGCCAGTTTTTGTACATTGTTCAAGCCAGCCCCAATACCTTTGCCGCCGCCTTTGTTAAAGGCAAAAAAGTTTACGCTTACGCGGGCATACATACCTGAGTATATTTCGTCAGGATCGATTATCTCATTAAGGTCCTTGTCTACCACTTTAGGCTTACGATTAGCCGCCGAACAGTTAAAGAAATAATGATCTGCATATTCTGGCTGTTCATCGGCTTTTACATCGCCATCGCGAAGTGCGCCTTTCATTTCGCTATTCCATTTTCCGCCCCAAATTTTCTGGCATTTTTGATCACTTTTCATTGCATCGATTACGTCTTTAATTTTTTTCAAGGTGACTTTATCACTTTTGGGTATCAGCACTGCAACCGAGTATTTTTCTTTGCCGTTATCATCGGTCTGAGGACTAACTAAATGCACATAACTTAATCTACATTTTCCGGTCACAACTTTATAACTTTTTTTCGCTTCACTCATTATTTTAATTCCTCACTTTTAATATTTTCGTCTTGATCGGCCCCTAGAATCGCATAGCCGCATACATCTCGCCACGGACTTTCACCAAAGGCTTTTTTATTTCCCCGTGTTATCCGGCCAATCTTATCCATTACACGAAGAACTAGCAAAGCGTCGGGGTACTGATCTGGCTTTATCCCATCTGGGTATAAGATTTTAAATACTTCTTGGTTCCCGCGAATCATGTCACCATAGGCTGCTTGTTTCTCAGTCACCAGGCCGCCTACTTGTTCGCCGATTAGTTCATAGTTGTGGGGTAGCTCGGCGTAACTTTTGTTTGGTGAAATAACCTCGCCTTTATGTCCACTAGCTAAAGCCTTGTTAAACACGTCAAAGCTATCATAGAAATATACTTTAATAGCGGTTCACCTACTTTCCGAAGTCTTCTATTATGGAGTTAAGCGCAGGGCGCTTGTCCTCTTCCGGGGCAAGGGTTGGTCCACCCGGGGGTTTAGTAATAAAAGCTTTAAGTACGTCGGCTATTTTTGCTTTACCAAATTTCTTTTCGAGTGCGGATATGCTCAACAATTCGTCTTCGAATATTTCATGAGATAAGTATCCCGCGTTTAGTAGAGCTGCTGCCGCTAATCCTTTATCCGTGTAGACCCTTCGGCTTCCACCCTCTACGACTTTCCATCCCGGCCAAGCAGCTCCATGGTTTACCGCCTGATCAAGTGCATATTTTTTTACATCATCGATCCATTTCGCAAGTTCTGGTATTCGATGTAGAATGTCTGCGATTTCAGTAGGTTCGAGTATCTCCGGTTGCTTAAATTCATATTTGGCTATTTCAAGGTTCTTTTCTGCCCTTGCCCGGCAGACGTTTTTTGCTCTACAGAATCGACAATGATCTCCCGCACTGAATTCGCCTTTACCTTCAAAAGCTAGTTCGGCTTTAGGCTTAACCACCGTTTCGCCCCAGGCAATCAGATCTTTTGCACTTATTTCATCGGTTGATATACTATCTAGCCGGGGCTGGATGATAGTCATTCGTACAGTTTTGATGTCATAAAGTAGGTCGAATTCGTTGATGGCACCCAGACCATAGAGCCGCATTTGGGTATTGCCTTCCGCCGATACCGGAACGCCCTTACCATATTTCAAATCACATATTTCAACGATGCCATCCGCGATTATTACCATGTCACCCGTCCCAAATCCATCCCTAACCCAAGGGGAGAAATTTAGTCGTTTTTCTACAACAGTTATAGCATCCACGGATATAGCTCTTGCTGCGTTTATTTTCTCGATACAAGTATCCATATAGAGTGCAATAGCGTCTTGCATTTCCTTATCACATTCACTCTGTAGCACACTGGCTTCTTCAATATCGGCCCCGTCATTACCACCTAGATACACCCTCAGTAATGCCTCTGCTAAGCTATGCGCTTTTGTTCCTTCGTCAGCATATGAACTGCTTTTATTCGGAAACTTTTCTTCTAGCTTTGCGCTACGAGTACATTCTAGCCACCGATGACTAGAAGATGCAGACAGTTTTGCATGTGCTGTAGGCATTAGCCAATTTCCTCCGCTGCCGTCATCAATTCACTATATTTAGTTTCCGGTACTTCTGATAACTTTGTATAACCAAGGTCATTGATAAGCTTTTTGATTTCTGCCTGATGACCAGCCAACCCTAATTTTTGCAGCTTGCCACGGACATCTAGGAGTGTATATTTCGGAGCTTCCGGCTGGGATTCTGTTGTAGACAACTCTGCTGTTTCTGTAGTTACTTCTTCAGCAGATTTAACTTCTTCCGGTGTATCTTTTGTTTTCCGTTTACGGGTTCTGGTGTGCTTAGCCTCTTCAGCTAAGTCTGCGCTTTCCATCACGACTGGTGTGTTAGGGACTGGCACCGTAATTGGCGATAAGGGTGCATCCTGCGGTGCAGAATAGGTTACTTCAACACTTCCCCCTATTATTTCTTTTAAAACCGTATGGAACTGATCAAGGGTTTCCGCTTCGATATTTAAAACAATTTTCATTCGTTTTCATCCTTTCGAATATTCATCTTTACTATTGGGCATATATAGTCACAGTAGTACACGCTTGGAGGTCTACATCCAGCGCATTGGGGCAAATCGCCGTATCCATTCATGTGAAAAGTCTGTAGGCGATTATAAGTCCAGCCCCAGCACCGAAGGCTATGAAAAAACCCTGTTCCAGATAATACAGTGCATACTCGATATTGTTAAAGAACTCTTTCATTGTTTAACCGATCCTTTCTGTAAATTTGACGGCTCAAACGCCGTAGTTTATAATGAAATTGATATTTCTAAATATGCGCCGATATTTTGGCCACACCGCCTTGCAGGGCGGTTAGTTTTTTATACAGCGAATAACATATTCGGTCATCACGGCAAACCGGCACGGTTCTTTTCTGTTTTCCGTCGTACATCAAGTGGAAGTTTTGGCGTTCCAGTGATTTACCGCAGATAGCGTACTTTCTCGGTTTCGACGTTTTTATCACCTTCCTTCAAATAATGCCTCTAACACCCGGGGCTTATAGTTACGATTACCATCTACATACAGCGCTTCTTTTCGCATCTCCCCCCTTACCTGGTCCAGCTTGTTTAGCACTACGCCATTGGCTTTGATGAACTCCCCCAGGGGTTTTAGTACGCATAAATTATCTGATGCCGTTCTGCGGCGCTTACTGTATTCCCTTAACGCTTTAACTAGCTTACCATTCATAGCTCTGTTGGTTTTATTTAGCTCTGCGTAGTGACGAACGTCACAAAGTGCTTTGTCGCAGATGCTAATCTCTTCCTCATAGAACTTTACGGAGTTAGGGACTTCTCGACATATCCTCGAAAACTCATCCGCAACGTTCCGGGCTTCCTTATACATTGTTTTCACCTCCCTTCACAGCTTAATGCTGAAGAACAAAACCGCCAAAATTGTTCCAATCACCTCCCAAATATTCAGATCGCTGATGACATATTTTCTAATCATCTGCTGAACACCACCAATACCACCAGGATTATGAAGCCTACGATTGTAATTGCCGCATGGGCATAATCCCTGTTCTCTAAATTAAACATGATTCGCACGCTTGGCCATTGCCATGTCGTTTGCTATGGCTAAAGCATTAATACCATGGCAACCCATTTTATGCCTTTGCAGGTAAAGTATCCTTCCCTCGCTCTCTTTCTCCTCGTAAGCTATCTTGCTGCAAATAGGGCAATACTTTTGGTTGCTACTGGCCATCCAGAACGGATCCCCACAGCGTTTGCAGTTTCCGACCTTTTCCATGTTACCCATCTCCTTATATTCATTTTGGTATATGATATAATTTGAATATGAATGTATTGACAAAGAAGGGAATTTAAAATGTCAATCGGTGAAACCCTAATTAGAATTCGCAAAGAGAGAAATTGTTCCCAAGACAATCTAGCTAAGCGTTCAGGCGTTACTCAGGGGCGCATCAGTCAAATTGAGTCTGGAGCGACCCAGCATCCTACTTCAATAACCTTGCAGAAATTAGCGACAGCTCTAAATGTCAGCCTAGACGTGTTCAGCGATAGCCAAACTGGTCGTTTAATTGAAAGCGTAGAACGCAGAGACTTGGACGACGATCAGTTAAAAGCACTGAATCTTTTTAAGCGTCTCCCTCATGATGCACAAAGCGATGATGTAGAGGAGGCTTATAAACTGTACCAGCGGATTAAAAGTCTTCCTGCAGAAGATAGAATCGCGCTAGAAATGCTTCTTAAGAAATTTATAAGTTAAATAACTTCATACCATCTTTTAGCCCTTGTATGTAACAAGCACGGATAAGTAGGTTTCGCCTTTCGGTGGAAGCCGATTCATAGTCAAAGAATAGTTCTACGTGGGTTTTTGGCAATTGGTCCCTGATTTCGTAAGATGACGCAATAGCTTTATCAATAAGCTTAACGTACTTACCGTCAGGGTCTTTTTGTGTTGCTTCCTCAATTTGATCCAGCCGATCATTGATAAGGTCATTTATACTTAGCACGCCAGTACCTCCCCTCAAAATCTTTGGTATAAACCCCGGTAGTATTGGATATACATATATTGCCGGGGTGTGCCCGTTTTTCGACTAACCGGTTATTTTTTTAGGGGCTTCGAGCCCCGCGAAAATCTCTTTCAATATATCCACGTGATACGTTTTTACATGACCAAATCTCGGATCATGGGTTTTACCAGTTTCGTATCCATATTCCACACTAAGCTTCGATGCTTTACGTCCCAGTAAGCTCGCTTTGCTAACATCGACGTTTATTCCCCTTAGGCTGGCGTAACCGGCTATTGTGTAATAATCGGTGTTGCGGGTTTCAGTTTTGGCTTCAAGCTGTTTGATGGCCTCGCCTTGCTGAGCAATTTGGAGCCGAACTTCTTTCATGGACTGAGCCTGCATGATAATCAAATCTTCAATTGATTGCGGCTTTGATAATTCTTTTGCCCTTTTCTCAATCTCGATAAAATAGTTTCTTGCCTGCTTACCCTTGGCTGACCTAGACAACATGCACAGGTGCTTTGCAAAATCGATTGTTAGCTTATAATCCTTGGTTTCATTACCGTTCGCCATGATGGCGAACCCCCACCAATCAACGCCTTCTTGATAAAATTCATCCTGTTCAATATTACTTTTAGCCCACCTAGCAAAATGCGTAGGATTAAGTTCCAAAAAATCGTAAGTTTCCTTTGCACTAATCTTTCCCTCCGAGTCAATACTAATCAGGTCATTCAATATGTTTCTCCCCTCCCGCTATGTATTTAGATTTATTTAAATCCTCCTTTTTCTTTCCAGGCTTCGTACTTGTCTTTATCAATCCGGTATTTCTTCCGATATGGGCAGTCACTAATGTTGATGGCTGGAAATCCTTTTTGGTTTACCAAGGCATATGCTGCTGGTTGAGAAATATTCAAATCCGTTTGGATATCTCGAACAGTCAAAGTTGCCAATTATCTCGCCTCCTTATAATCATAATCGAATATTCATTAACGTATATTTTTAGTTATATCAACCCCTTAATTTTTTCTATATTAAGTTAGTTTTTGAAGCTTACCATCTTTGCCTGCCTTAATATTAATCGTTTACGATTATTTTGTCAATCGTTTTTGAATATATTTATTTTCGAATGCATATGATATAATTCAAAAATAAATGTAATATAACACAAAGGGAGAGTATTATGACAATAGGAGATATTCTACTTCGAATACGTAAGGAAAAAGATTTATCCCAAGAAGAACTAGCTAAATTATCGGGAGTTACTCAGGGACGCATCAGTCAAATAGAAAAAGGGCTAACGGCATACCCTACTGCGCTTACGCTACAGAGATTGGCTTCGGCTCTTAACGTTAGTATGGATATTTTTTATGAAGATAAAGCAAGCGACTTAATAGAAACGGCTGAACAAATGGAGTTGGATGATGAGCAGAAAAAAGCTATGGACAAGTTTAAAAACATGTCAACAGCTGATCAGCAAAAAGAAATTGAATATGCAATGAAAGTATATAAACAAATAAAAAGTCTCCCAGTCGAAGACCAGGAGACTTTAGAAAAGGTTATTAAGGCTTTTGTTGCAAATGTACAGAAATGATTAGGACTAAAATTTCGCTTTCACTCAAAAGTAATCCTCCTCCTATTTTTTGGCATAAAAGGTAATTACTTCGTGTCCATTTTTGGTAATTCCTGCTAATTATTTGGCTCAGTTAGTAGATCTTTGGAAATTTTCAATGCTCTTGCAATTCTATATAAATCAGAATCAGATGCAGGAGTCTTATGGTTTTCCATCTCCCCTATGCTACCTTTTGATAAACCCGTTAAATCTGCTAGTTTTCGTTGAGATAACCCAGCTTGTTCCCTGTATTTTTTAATATAATTTGTTTTTATGATTACTACTCCATCTTGTGCTACCCATGACATAATATTACTAATTTCGATATTATTCTTCAACAGGAGGTAAATGGAAAAGTGTCTAAACGTAGAGGAAATGGCGAAGGAACTATTACCCAGCGTAAAGATGGTAGATGGATGGCACAAATATCATTAGGACGGGACGAAGTTACAGGCAAAATTAAACGTAAAACTGTTTATGCCGATGGGCAACCAGAAATAATTGCTAAGTTAAAGCAATTAAATGCAGATCAGCTAAAAGGATATGTAGAAACGCCCGGGCTTGTTACTTTTGGTGAACGGCTTGACTTGTGGCTAAAGAAGAAAAAGGCCAATGTCAAATTAAGTACATGGACATATTTAGAAATGTATTCGCGTGTTCACATAAAACCGCGATTTGGAAATAAATTAATTAATAAAATAACAAGATCACAAATACAGGACTTTATATTGGACGAGCAGTCTAAGTTAGCGCCCGGAAGTGTAAAGAGATTAAAAATAATTCTTAATGCTGTTTTCGAAGAGGCAGTCTTGGATGACTTGCTATTGAAAAATCCTGTATTTAAGATAGAATCACCGCCAATAAAGCCACGTGACGTTGCCCCTTTAACAGAAGAAGAAACGGAAATACTTTTAGCCACCTTTATGGGGACTGAACTATATCCGGTTGTCTACTGCCAACTTGGCGCAGGGCTGAGGCTTAGTGAAATGTTGGCCTTAGAATGGAAAAACATAGACCTTCCTAACAATACCATTACAATCAAGAAAGCGTATGTCGTAGAGGGCAATAAGGCTGTTATGCGCGATGATACAAAAACCCCTGACAGTAAAGCTACCATCCCCATACCTGAAACAATTTCACAATATATAAATGAATTACCAAGAGTAAGTGATTACGTGTTCAACTACAAAGGTGAGCCAATAACACCTCAATATTTCCGGCAACGCTTTCGAAAAGCGGTGAAAAAAATAAAAAAAGACCACCCGAATCTAGATGGTCTTCGTTTCCATGATCTGAGACATAATTACGCTTCAATGCTAATGGCCTGCAATGTCCATACAAGACTAATCCAATCTTTGCTAAGACATACAAGTTCAGCTATGACAAACCGCTATTCACACCCAACTATAGAGGGACAGCAAAATGCAGTAGATTTACTAAATGATAAGCTTAAAATTTTTGGTGCAGTAAAAATTGCAGTAAAAAATGATAGTATCCCATTGATAGCGTGGTTAGAAGGCAATTTTTAACCATCCTCCGCGGATAGGTTTCGGTTTAGTTTAGTTATTGCTCTTTTTTCAATTCGGCTTACATAGGACCGAGATATTCCCAGCAATTTTGCAATGTCTCTCTGGGTTTTTTTCCCTCCATCAGGCATGCCAAACCGCATTTCTAGCACCCATTTTTCCCGGTTACTTAATCGACAGATTTGCTTATTAAGACGTTCTTGCTCACATTGTATTTCGACCGCCTCAGCAACCACATCGGGAGCAGTACCTAAAACATCAATAAGTGTAATCTCATTTACCCTTGAGGTTTATCTGTTATTTGTTTAAGTTTCTTTAGTCTTGCCCGAAGAAAGAAGTTGAGTAGTATAAGTTATTTGACTTGTTGGTAAATACCATATCCAAGGTTTTGGGGTAAAAGCTACTCGAATAAATGGAATCAAGGTATTATCTTTGCTATAAGCTGAGCCAAAATATGTATAGCCGATAGGATATGGTTCAGTATATTTGCCTCTTATGTCTATGCCATTATTTTTCAAGGTGTTATTCAGCCATTTATCTAACAAGACGGTTATATTTATTTCAATAGCGACATCCTGGGTAAATGGTAAAAACTCTTGCTCAAGAGCCGGATCTAAGTCTATCGGACAAGCATTCTCATAGGTTGTAAAGGAGCTGAAGGGCTTTAATAACGGATATATGTTGAACACCGGCACTGGCGAATTGAAAAAATCAGCAACTTTAAATAGCACTAAACTAGCCGATACCAACGATATGTTAATAGGAATTATGCCGATATCAAAAAAAAGGTAACTATAATAGTTATATTTTCCTTCCCAGCCAACCATTATTTTTTTATCTTTTATGTTGCTCCCAGGGAATTTATTGGATAGAGTTAAGCTTTTACTTGCGGGGACGTTGATAACAGCCACTTATCAACACTCCTTGTGTGACCATCTCCCCTTAGTATATGTTTTAGTCGCTAAAATGGTTTTAGTTCCCGGTGATTTTTTATTTGAACAGATGATATTCTACTTACGTTATCTTCGCTCTGTCTATACCTCTACTCAGAATATGTAAAGAGCTTGGTGGTTTAAACCAAACCCTCAATGTAAATTATTTATGAAGTAAAACCAATACCTACATACACATTAGATACCGAATAACTTTCGCTACCAATACCCAACGACATTGTTGTCGAAGCGCCTGCCGCTAAGCCACCAATTGTATCTGTGAGAAAATAATCAGTCGTTGTTCCATCATAAAAAGCAGTAGCAACAAAAGTACCTGCAATAGCTGTGGTAGCACTACTATTACTAAGCGTTATCCTTACTATACTGCCACCATCACTAGTATAATCTAAACTAAGGCCATAATCACTTACACCAGCCATTATTTTTCCTCCTAAGATTTTTTTTTATTGTATTTATATTACATAATATTTAAGAACATCTAGAAATGTTACTAGGAATATCTTTTTGACTGCGCTAATCGAAAATCATTATTTTATACATAGTTTTTCATAAATAAATCAAAAAGCCAACGGACTATTACATCCATTGACCTTTCTTATTTTTCGACTGATACTACATTAAAGCCATGCCGGATTATTTCCGGTACTCGAATTTGGTTATCAAGATGCATGCAGTAAACTTTTTCTCGTACTCTCGGTTCAAAGGTTTCCATCAGCTTTTTTAATGACAGGTGGCTGTTACCGGGATAATCCAGCCCACAGGTATCTTGATATAGTCTATCGAGGCTACCAGACCACAGTTTATTTACAATTTCATCGGCAATGGCACTGGCATCTCCACTATAATAAAACATTTTTTCCTTACACTTTAGGATCAAGCCATATGCCGGTATTGTGTCAACATGCGGCACCCGGATAAATTCAATGCTGACTTCCCCCAGGTTAGCATCAGTCCAGTTTACCTTGGCAGCACTTTCTAGGGCATACATATCACAGCTAACACCAATACAGGCTAAAAAGCTCTCCATCAATTTTTTATCAGGGAAAAAAACTTTCGGGCGTTGGTGTAAGATATAGTAGGAATAAAAAATTATCTCACCCAGGCTGCCGACATGATCAGGATGAGTATGGGTAATTACAATGTAGAAATTGCGCAGAGTTTCAAGCAAGCGCAGTTCTTGCAACCGGGAAAATACGGTACCGCCACAGTCAATCAACAGCAGACTACTTTTCTCGGTTACGAAGGCTGCGGTATTTCCCATTCTTGTATTGAACGCACTGCCACACCCAATAAAATTAAGCATAGGTTTACCCCCTAGCTATTTTTCCAAGCTAATACCATTATTAGTCATTATTTTATCTGACCAAAAACCGGCGCGTGGGATTGCCGATTTTTAAATACTTGGCATAAATTTCCGGATGGCTGGCTTTAAGTTCTTTGCTGTCTAACATCTCCCGCCCCTTAACATTAACCCATTCCACGACTTTGATACCGTTAATATAACCGACTTCATTGTCACCGAGAAGTTGTTTGAGATTATTTTCAGCTTGTGCTTTCCGCTGTTCGGCAGCTTCCAGGTCAACTATAGCGTTCAATCGATAATTTAGCCAAGTTTCGGCTTCGACCGGCAAAGTGATTGTTTGGCCATTGGCCTTAGGATACAAGGTAAGCAATTCTTTGCCAGAGCCTGCTGCAACTGCTATTTGAGGCTTTGTTTTAGCAACTACCTCCTGCCAGAAGGTTTGTTCTTTTGGGATCATCTCAACGATAAAGTTGTCATCGCGAGGAATATATTTAGTAAAAAAGTGTTGCCCACCAATTAAAACAGCCACGTGGCATCCAACCCAGCCCATAACCGCGCAATCATGTTGCATCTGAACGTAGCTATTTTGGGGAATGTCGCTGCCCTGCCAATAGCGTGATTGATTTAAGGCGATATTCTTTATTTTAAGACCTTCTTGTTTACCGATTATTTCTCGATCTATATCGGCAAGCATAAAGGAGTATTCGGCATGCTGAAACAAAGCTCTACGGCGACGAATTTTATTTTTTGTTTTTTCTACATATAAGTTGGCGATAGCACTTTCAATGATTTTGTAGATTATGACTTCTTCAGCATTAGCCGCATCGCCAAACGGAACTTGCCCGGTTTTATGCAGCCACAAATCTACCGGGCTGAGGTACGGATCTTCGCCGATGGCGCTAGCAGCGTCAGATCCGCATAGGCCGCATAATTTTTTTTGCCACCATTCTTCGTTAGTTTTATCTCGAGCACGACACACTATCACAGGTTTCATAATCCACCTCCATTTAGACTGCACCAACCTATAATATTACTTTAAACTGACATCTTGCTTAAAGCGTTGCTGATCTACTGGGATGGACTGCCAAATTATCCAAAAAGCTTTATGCCAGGCTTCAATAATACTGGCTTTATCAGCGTCAGATACCGGCGGAGGATCAACAATATTAATAACTGATTTGCCATTATTAGCATAATAAGTTGCCGCGTATTTTTGCTCCATAAACTCACCTCTACGACTATGTTTATGCATTTAATAATGGCGGACTACCATGCAGAATAACATTTTTGATCATTTCCTGGTTTTACTTGCCAAAAAGTTACTCATCACCCGTTCTCGTTAATATTAGCATGTAAAGACTTTCCCAAAGTGACAGTATAGTGGCATATTAACAAGCCGTATTGCTATATGAATAAAAAGTATCCACAATATACTGCAAACCGGTCTTCTACTCAGTATTTTACAGAAAGGGGGACATTTTATGACTAACAGATCATCACCCATTGTTTTTGAACCAGCCTGTTTTTATCTGCGTAAATCCCGCGAAGATCATGAGGCGGAAACTCGCGGCGAAGGCGAAACGCTGGCCAAACACCGTAAAGCATTATTCAAATTGGCTAGCGAATACGGCGTGACTATCGCCAAGGTTTATGAGGAAATTGTCTCCGGCGAAAGTGTTATTCACCGCCCCGCGATGCTGACTCTTTTACAGGAGGTTGAGATTGGCCGGTGGCGGTCGGTGTGGTGTATGGATGTTGATCGGCTAGGCCGCGGCGGTATGCAGGATCAAGGCCTTATTATTGATACTTTTAAAACTGCCGGTACTAAGATTGTTACCCCGCGAAAGATTTATGACTTGAGTGATGAGTTTGATGAAGAATATACTGAGTTTGAAGCGTTTATGGCACGCAAAGAGCTAAAGATAATAACCCGTCGGCTTCAAAGCGGCCGACGCCGTTCCGTCGAGGACGGCAACTATATTGCAGCTAAAGCGCCTTATGGTTATGTAATCGAAAGTTTACCAACCGGACGCACGCTTGTCCCCCACCCCGAGCAAGCCACCGTGGTTCAGTTGATTTTCGAGCTGTATACTAATGATCAGCCTGAGCTTAGGCTCGGTAGCACAAAAATCGCTAATGAATTGAATCGTCTGGGGTATGCTACTTATACTGGCAAGAGCTGGGATGCTTCTACAGTGTTGTTTATCTTGAAAAATGAGGTCTATGCCGGCAGGGTACAGTGGCGCAAGCGGGAGGAACAAAAAGCTTCATCCCCAGACAAAAAAGAAGTTATCCGCACCCGCCCCCGTGAGGAATGGATTGATGTACCAGGAAAACATCCACCTTTAATATCACCAGCGCTTTTTGCTAAGGCCCAGCAAATACTAAAAGCCAAGTCACATGTTCCCTGCACTAAATCAAGGGGTATGACTAACCCACTAGCCGGTTTGATTAAATGCGGTCTTTGCGGAAATTCGATGGTTTATCGAAGCTATACCCGACAAAAATATTCTCATTTGGTGTGTTATAACCCTAATTGTATTAATAAAAGCAGTCGTTTTGATTATGTCGAAACTGCGGTGTTAGAAGGGCTGCGGTCTTGGTTAGGCGCGTACCACACCAAATTTTTAGCAGCCCCCGTCCCTAATTCTTGTCTGGTAAATGTCACCACAAAAACTCTTCACCGCTTAGAAAAAGAACTAACCGCTTGTAATTTTCAAAAAGATCGCCTGCAAGATTTATTGGAGCAAGGCGTTTATGACAGTGCCACTTATTTCGCACGTTATTATAAAATAACTATGCGCATCACGGAACTCCAAATGGCTATCCGCCAGGCAAAGCTACTTATCACTAAAGAGCAAGCGACCAATTGCAACCATGAACTTACAACCATTCCGGATGAAAAACTTATAACTGCATACGAAAAAACCGCCGACCCCAGTTTAAAAAACAACTTGCTTAAAGTTGTACTGGAATACGCGGTTTACGTTAAGAGTCCCGACCAGCGCGGACCGGAATTTGCTTTGACCTTATTCCCCAGACTACCGCACTAACTTGGATTCACATTTTTAGTTTACTGTAAATACAGTTAATGATAGAGTGGCATCTCATTTCCTTCTTTATCAACACCGATCGGATCATACAGACTAACTTCTGCTCTAGTTCGTCGCGTGCTTCTAAAATGCATAAGTATTTCATTTTCAATACACCTGGCTGCATATGTGGCTAGCCGCGTTTTTTTCCCGGAATCAAAGGTATTTATTGCTTTGATTAGGCCAATAGTTCCGATAGATATTAAATCATCTACTTCTTCGCCGGTATTGTCAAATTTTTTGACAATATGGGCGACTAAACGAAGATTGCGTTCAATCAGTACATTTTTAGCTGTTTCTTCCCCCTCTTTCAGCTGATTTAAATAAATACGTTCTTCTTTTTCTGACAGTGGTAATGGAAAGGTGTTGTTCGTTAAGTAGGCGACAAATAAAGAAAGTCCCGTGACAACTGATGTAGCCAGGGCCATAAAAACAGATACCAAAACCTTTCACCCCCCGTTTGGACTGTGTTCTATTGTATGGGGGTGCTTTAGGTAACGTGCCTGTTAAAATATTCTAATATTTTTTTAGTAACAGCGTTACAGGGTACTCTGGGCAAACATGGAAAAATATTGTATAATCGCACCAGGAGAGTGATATAATGACGTCTTATATAGGCGATATTGGTATTCTTTTTTCTATTGTAGTGGTAATTATGTATCTTTTGTGGGACGATTTATTCCCGAATTAG